GGCATGATATGTTATTCAGTATGTGTATTTAGAACATTTCTCTAAGGTTTCCGTTTGCATCACGGACAGGAGATCCATCTGGAAGCAGAAGTGGTTCACTACCATCACCTCTAAATCCTGTGGCACTATCAGTTGGAATAAATCTTTGATCTTCTCCACTTGTGTTACCAACAAATGAATCATTAATTTTAGATGATTTCTGTTGTTCTTCAGGTAATGGGGGCAGGGGTGGTGGATCAGAAGGAGGTTTGGTGGTTCCATTAGGAGACTTAATTATATAACGGGAAAAACAATAGTTTACCGTACACTGAAGAACCTGGGATGCATCATAACTCAGTGGCATCGTATTTATTGACAATGGATATGCATCAAAGAAGGTATATTCTAAATTTCTTCCAGCATAATCTCTCTCAAATTTCCTTATATGAATTTCAGATTTATATTCGTCCGGAAAGTTAACCGTGTAAGAATAGTTTGAATTTTTCGTAAGTTTATCATTATTATCTTGATTGACTATAAAATTAATCCAATTCTCAAAAATGTAAATTGTGTCGTAATTTACATCAACATAAAATGTAAACGATGCAGTATCATCATACTGTCTTCTATATGCATGTCTTTCTCTTATGCCAGTAAAGTCATTCAACATCTCATGAGTTGCCAAAGAGGTGCCAGGAAGTGATGCCTCTCTACAAGCGATTGAAATATTAGAAACTTTATCAAACGTTATCCCGTCACCAATTCCAGTTATATTATTAGCCCAATCTCTAACAGTTTTTGGAAAAGCAAAGTGACATTCATAAGTAGATGTCAGTGCTGGGTTTAATATATTAGTTTTTAAATCAGCAACTGTTTTTCTAGTCGGTTTTGGCGATGCCATCTAAATAGTTTTTACCGTATATATTATGTATGGGAGTTAGTAAGAAAAGTATTTACAATCCTTCTAATCCTAAAAAATATAAAGGAAATGCTAGCAATATTATTTGCAGAAGCAACTGGGAAAGGCGTTTCTGTAAATGGTGCGACTTAAGTGAAAGCATCCTTGAGTGGGGTAGTGAAGAATTCTTCATCCCATACTTGTCACCAATTGATAAAAGAGTTCACAGATACTTTCCTGATTTTATCATAAAAGTGAAGGAAAGCACAGGACAGGTGAAGACATATGTTATTGAGGTTAAACCAAAGAAGCAAACTAAAAAACCAACTAGTAAGTCTTCTTTATTTGAGTGCAAAACATATGCTATCAACCAAGCAAAATGGAATGCAGCTCGTGAATGGTGTGCTGATAGATTAATCGAATTTAAAATCATCACAGAAGACGAGTTAGGTATCAATTATGGCAAGAAGGGCTAAACGAAGAAGATCAGGTGGGCCTTCTTATGAAGAAGTGAAGGCACAAATTGATGCAAGAGAAGAAGAAAAGCGTCTAAAACGCGAAGAACGACAATCTGCAGATGAATTCCAGTTTGAAGGACAAGTAGGCGATAATCGCATTGAACCTGAAAAAGACTCTATCAGAGACTTGGGTGATCCTGAAGAAATGATGCTTGAGATAATGACAATCTTGAATGAAACTGTGGTTATTCCTGATCTTGGTGAAGTTTACACTTATATCTACAATGCAAAAACCCCAAGACTTAAATATGATCAACATCCATTAGTCGCTGTGACTAGTGTAAATCGTTGGGGATTTAGTGGACTTAACTTTCACTGGAATCAAGTAAGAAACTATACCTGGAATGAGATACCAGGTAGTTTGCATCTCGTCAGAACAAGTGAACTTCAATCATTACTTGATATACCTTATGCATATTATCTAACTAACTCATAAATAGAAAAAAAGTTCTGAGTAATGGCATCTAGAACAAGCGAAACTGGTGTAGTTAATAGAGGAACTAGTGGCGGTGACAGTTATTATGTAACTGATGTTACGACACTAGCTGGAGGTGGTGTTAGAACAGAAACATACAGAACTGATGGTTCTGGAAAAAATAAGGTTCTTATTAGAACCATCGATGTAAATAATCTTGCAGAGGTAACAAATACCGAATTTACTTCTAATGTAACTATCGAGGAACAAAGAGATTTTTTAAACAAGAAATCAACATTTAATAGATTGATAGATGATCAGGTACAATCAGTAAAACCAAAATTAGAAAGTGAAGTAACAAGTAATGGCGGAAACGCTGATCAAGTATTTAAAGTATCGGCAGGAGGTTCTGGAAATACTTCAAGCATAACAGATGCTTTAAGTAAAATAAACTTTAGTTCAAAAGATGTACCTCTAGTACTAGAAACAAACAGAAGAAGGACAAAATACGACGTTCTTTACTATCCTGAAAATATTAGAGATTCAAAGCAAGATAGAATTGTATTTGGTATGCGATATATCTCTGGAAAAAGAGATATTAGTTTTAATGTTAATAATTTAAATCCATTATCTGTGGGATATAGAAACACAGAGACAATTACAGGTTCTGTGACGCTTCCTATTCCTGGCGGAATATCCGATAAAAATTCCGTCAAATTTGAAGGCGAAACAATAGATCTGGGAATGGCATTAGGAGCTGGTGCAATCTTAAATCCTACTGGTGCAGCATCTGCCGTGGGTAATTTGATAAGAAATGCAATTGAGATGGATCCAAGAGAACTTCAAGCAGTTCTCAACTCAGATCAAGCGGGAAATATTGTTTCAGCGTTAAGACTAGGATTGGCACAATCATTTACCGGCGGAAATCTTGTTTCAAGACTTGGTGGAGGAGTTCTCAATCCAAACATGGAATTACTTTTTCAAGCACCAACGCTGAGATCGTTTAGTTTCTCATTCACAATGTCTGCTAGAAGTAGAACTGAAGCAACTCAAATCAAAAAAATCATCAGATTTTTCAAACAAGGAATGTCTGTAAAAAAATCAGCTGATAATATCTTTGTATTAAGTCCTAACATATTCACAATAAATTACAAAACAGGTGATGGTAAAGAACACCCATCGATAGGAAGAATCAAACCTTGTGCATTACTAGATCTAAATACAACATATGGTAATGGTAATACATACATGACATATGATGATCCTGGTAGAACCATGACACAATATAAAATTGATATGTCGTTCCAGGAATTAGATCCAATTACCGAAAATGATTACTTATACGACACAGGCCCATTAGCAGATCCCGATGAAGCTTTCCAAATAAAAAATCGATTCCCCGGTGAGATAGGTTACTAAAATGGCAAGTTATTTCAGACAAGTTCCAGAATTCGATTATGTCAACAGAGACTCTGATGGCAAGAGTATTGGTGACTATCAGGTTGTAAAAAACTTATTTAAAAGAGTAAAACTTCGTCAAGATATTCTTGATAACTTAGCATACTTTACTCAATATCAAATTGTTGGGGATGATCGTCCCGATAATGTTGCCTTTGATATCTACGGCGACGAAACATTTGATTGGTTAGTTCTCCTTTCTAATAATATCGTCAATGTACAGAATGAGTGGCCTATGAACCAATCGGCATTTGATGACTTCTTAATAAAAAAATATGGAACTATTGAGAAGACGCAAAATATTCATCACTATGAAACCAGAGAACTAAAGAATGATTCTGGACAGATCGTAACACCTAAAGGTTTAAATGTTCCTAAGAATTATAAAGTTGAATATTTTGATGTTGAAAGAGGACAATATGTTATTAGAACCAATGAAGTAGATGCAGTTACGAACTATGTTTATGAAGTTCGTAAAGAAGAAGCAAAGAGAAACATCTACTTACTGAAACCAGATTATATCGAACTTGTCCTTGAGGATACACAAAGATTGATGCAATATAGAAAAGGTTCCACTCAATATGTGAGCAGAACCTTAAAGAGAGGAGAAGATATTAGATTGTTTAATTAGCTCTCTGCCAGTTTTTGAAAATAGGAGAGTGCATCATCTTCGTCTTCATCCTTTGATACGACTGGTGTAGATGCAGTGATATCAGGAGAATTGAAGTCAGGTTTGGAGCGTGTCAGTGACTCTTGAATCTGACGCTCTGCAGACTCTTTTGCTGCATAACCATCATACTCAGTCTCTTCATCTGCAGGAGAAGGAGTGCGGGACTTCTGTCCCAGTACATACTTCAGACGACGCTCAAGATCTTCATAGGACTTGAACTGATCTTCAGCAGTCAGTCCGGCGAGAGAATACTGCTTCTTCCAGATTGCTTCCATGGCATCATCATCGGAGAGGAGGGGAGAAGCTGCTTCAAACTCAGACTTGTCATAATTCCAGTAACCATCTTTCTTGACAATCTTCAGTTTAAAGTTTGCACCCTGCCAGAAGTCAAAAGGATTAATAGGAGTTTCGTCTTCAAACTCAGGTTGCATTGCTTCCATGATCTTATCAAAGATCTTCTTACCGAACTTATAGAGGAAGACACCACCTTCATTGTGAGGATTAGTAGGATCCTTCACAACATAAACATTTGCATAGTAAGAAAGTTTACGCTTCTGCTTACGAACAATTTCTTTGTTAGAGTCAATACCGCTGTTCCACAGTTCGCGGTTGTGCTCTGATACGGGATCTTTTTGTCCCAGAGTTGTGAGAGAGTTCTCAATATACCAACCACCAGTGCCTTGGAAGGCGTGGGAGTACATCTTTGCCCAAGGGAGATCTTCTCCATCAGGGGCAGGAAGGAAACGGAGGACAGCAAACCCGTTACCAACTTTATCTACTTCGGGTTTCCAGAGGCGATCATCACCTCCACCACCACTATTATTCATCTTCTCTACTTCTTTGACGAGTTTGGAAGTCAGAGAACCAATAGAGGATTGCTTTTTAAGATCAGAAAAGGACATTTTTGTATTTGTGAGATTTGGCTTTTGAGTACTTCGTTATTCT